CGTTTATATAAATTGTAAATTTGTTCTGTTTGTCTTGCTATCTCTTGTTTTAGCATTTCTACTTCAGTAGCCAAGCCATTCTCCTATTTTTGAAAAAATATAAGGTATTACTACTACTGCTATAAAAAACATACTAATAAATGTGATAACCTCATACATATCTGCAAAAGGTTCCATCATTAGTCCACTCTCCTTAATACTTGTGGAATTATCTTTCCTGCTCTTATTACTTCTATCTTGCAACCTATTTTTAGGTCAAGAGCCTCTATGATTGATTTATTGTGTAATGTTGCCTTTGATACTGTTGCTCCCTCTATATCTATTGGGTCGAAGTGTGCTACAGGAGATACTGCTCCTGATTTTCCTACTTGCCAAGATACTGATTGGAGTGTAGTGATTACTCCTGTTTCCTGTCTCTTCAAAGCATAAGCTCCTCTAGGGTGATGACTTGTATACCCATAGTAATCAAATCTATCATTGACTGCTACACGGAATACTGAACCATCTTGTGGAAACTTTGTATAATCACTACAAATGGCAGTTTCAAAACCAAGGTCTGCGAGAGTCCTCATGTCTGAAACATAGTTATCTGTTATGTATGGTGAAACTCCATATGCTATAAAAGTTAAATCTCTTTCTGCAAATTCTTTGGAGCTTTTTAATCCTAATGCTCCTGCTGCATAGTTTCTTGCATTAGGTATTGTTTTTGGTGCTACTACTTCTCCTGTTATTTGTAGCACTCCTTCATGTTCAATTCGGTCTGGCACTATGCTATTAATATTATGTGTGATGTCTAATCCCTCTATGCCATCTCCTCTTGTTAGTGCCTTTTGCATTTCTCCGCCACCGTATAGAATACTTACTGCGGCTCCATCTAATTTTGGTGTAACAATGCAATCGTCAGTCCCCCAATCTGGAGGACTGTCGATACCACTTATTACTTTTTGGAGGGAAAACAATGGGAATAAGTGTTTGTATCTTCGTTCATAAGAACTCTTATAACCGATACTTTCTTCTTCTGCCATTGTTGTTAGATGGTCGAAAATCTCATCTGACATGATGGGTTTTCCATTGTAATACGCCATTGCTGCTCGCTTGATAAGATTTTCTAACATTTTTATATTATACTAAAGTTTTGACCATTTGTCAAGAACTATTTTTTGATGCTTATTTACCAATGTCTTTTACCTCTTTTCGAGGAATTACTTGATAAGCACCTTTGTTGTATGCTGGAGCGATAGTATATTGTTTACTTATTTCCACTTTCCAACTATTGTCTTGTTTTGTTCCTTTGCCCGCATTGGTGGAGCTGACTGGAATCGAACCAGCGACCTTCGCAGTGCAAATGCGATGCTCTCCCTGCTGAGCTACAGCCCCTACTTTAGTCCATTTTGACTTGTGGCTTTTCCTTTTTGTTCGCACAGTTTTTCTTCTGCGTCCGTGCGAATCGTAATTTAAACTTCCTTTTATTATCATAATGTATATTATAACAAATTTTTAAGGTCGAGTCAAGAACTATTTTTAGGTCTTGTAAATTTCATCTAATATTTCTTTGAACTCATCTTCGATAATACTTTTACTTTCTGCAAGAGACAATATTTCTACTAGTCCTGTAAAAAGTTCTTGAGTATTATCTAAATCCAAAGGAATACTTATACCTTCTTTTGAAGGTAACCATTCTTCTTCAAAGTCTAAATAGTATTTTCTTAAGGAAAGATACTCTACACCACGAAAAGTATTTATTACTAATCGAACTTGTATATTATCTTTTTCATTGATAACTCTTTCATATATGCTTGGTGTACTAAAATCAATCATTTTTTATTATCCTATTCAATGGAACAATGCTTGTAACATTCTTCGGCATTAATAAACGATACGAGTCCGTGTCCCAGCAAAATAGGAGGACTGTATCATGTGCTTCTTTAGCTCGGTTTTTCTTTTCCTTTATATAAGGTGTAGAAAAATCACGAGTGCATATATTATATTTTAGTCTGCGTGAATTCTTACTTCTGTAAGTGATGACTGCATCGCCTGCATCATCTAATTTCTTTTTAAAATCATCTTTGTTCATAATCCCTCCAAGTATCTAACAAATGATTATTTGATTTGTACTTGTTTTGGTTATGTCTGCAAGATGCAAAAAACTAGGGCAGTCTGCAACTACCCTAGTGAAAAACTAAACTAGATTAACTGTTTAGATTATTTACTATACCTGTAAAGTATACTGCTGCCTTACCAGTTAACTTTGATATAATTGCAGCATCAACTTCTTGACCTGCGTCTGTCAAAGCACTTGTTAAGTCGGATTGTGCTCCTGCAACACTTACTCTACCACCACCGCTAGAGCCACTAGAACTACTTCTTGCTGGTGTTTTTCTGACATATACACCTGCCTTTGTAAGTATCATTCTAACACCGTTTGGAGATTCCTCTAACTGCTCTGCGATGTCTTTTACTATCTCCATACTATTTTCTGGAGTAGCTTCTTCAGCGACATACATGTCGACTGCTTCTTGTTTTTTCTCGTCTGTCCAAGACATATTCTTTCTCCTTTTATTTTTGTAAGATTCTGGCAAACCAGGGCACCAACCCGTGGCTTGTCTCATTTGCATATAAAATCTATCACTCATATATTTATATTATAGAAGATTTTAAACGCGAAGTCAAGAACTATTTTTTCTTTTCTATGAAAAATGTTTCTTTAGTGTATTTAATTTATCTTCAGCGGTTGCTAGTTTTTCTAATTCCATTTCAATCGCTTGAACAATTTCAGGGTGTTCTCCAATACCTACTACATTTCTTTCATATGCTTTTATATTCGCATATGCCATAGCGATATCTCCCTCTAATTTTTTACATAGTGCTTCTATTAAATAGTTCATATCTTTTTAACTCCTTCTACATAGTTTTCAGCGGCACTTTCTGCAAAGCTTTCACTCTTACCATGATAAAATTCTGTTTTGATTACTTGACCTCCAAGATAAAATCTGCAACCCCAATGCCCATCTAGTTTTATAACATCAGACCTTAGATCACCTTTCATAAAAGTTGTATAATTATTGTCGTTCATCATTTGTTACTGCTCCATTTATAAATGATTCTATAAATTGTTTTCCATAATCATCTTGCAAAGATACCCACATAACCATTGGCCATGCCACAGCAAACATAAATAATACAGTAAAAAACATTGTAACTGGAAATCTCCCTACCACTGAGGCTGGAGCAATCCTTTGTATTTCTTTATGTGCGGGATACCATAGTTTAAACATGGCTAACGCAAGTCCTGACAGATACACTGCCAATAAAATTTCCAACATTTTTGATTCCTTATAAATATTTTTCTAAGTGTGCCAAACTTCCTATTTCATAAGCGAGTGCACTTCCCCAATATCCTGTTTTTTCTCCATCAAGCCAAGGAAAGAGTGTTTTAGAAGTATCGCAAGGCTCTAGTATAAATACTTTATAGCATTTAGCTCCATACTTATCTTCATAATTTACACACTGTGTTATTTTACCATAACAAGCATATCCTTTTCTTTCTGCTTGATATTTTTGCGTAATTTCATCTTTAATTATCGCAAATTTATTATGTCTAGGATACCATACTTTTTCATTGTATTCAAACTCTTCGGCTACACATTGTTCAGGTAGCATGGCATTTCTCATGCCTGCCCAGTCTGATTCTGCTAATTTTTGAGGTATGCCTACTCTCTCCACAATATTCTTTACAAATGCGGGAGAACGATAAATACTGTCTGCAATTCCAGATATATTAAATCCATCTATATACATCTTTACTACTGACTTTATCTCATCTTCTGTAGCGGCCTTCCCTTTATTTTGACTTTTTCGTACTTCACGAAAATGTTTTGTTTCAAGGTGGTCGTCTATAATTTTTTGAAGTCTGGTCGTGTTATACCTAATATTCAAAATTTCACAGGCTTCCTTCTTAGTTATAGGATTATCCTTTTCGAGTTGTTGGACTACTCTTTCAATGTTATCAAAAGATAACTTTTCTCCTGATTTACTTCTTATCATAATGCTCTTTTCCTAATAATATAATTGCGTAGTGCACTATTTTTAATAAATCTTTTTCGTTATATCCGTCTTTCTTACCATACCTTTGAGCATATTTAATTATGTTTCCAATACAGAAACCTTCGCCATGGTCAGAATCAAACACAAACTCAGTAGTTTGTATCTTATTCTTACTATAGTGTGCGTCATAGGTTGCACGGATATAATTCTCAACCCAGACTAATACTTTATCTTCGTTAAACTTCATTAGTTAACATTTCTACTAAAGCAGTGTAACCACCAATCTTCTGTCCATTAAATATAATCTGTGGAAATGTTCTTGCGCCAGGAAAGTTTTCAAACATATCTTCTTTTTGAAAATCTTTTCCGAACACTTTATACTCTACAGAACAACCTCGTTGCTCTGCAAGATTCTTTGCCATTGTGCAATAATGACAGTTAGGTGTGCTATAAATTATTACTGTATCTTTCATGTAATCGTTCCAAAGCGCTTTCAAGTCGCTGTTATCCTTTTATCATACCAAGCTAGTCCTTCGTCCCACCAATCAGGTTGTTCTCTATGTGACCACTTGGCAAATGTTGCTTTATCTGTATGGTAATATAGGCGATATGACCCGATGACATCAGTTTCATCTTTGAGTTCATCGGGCATAGCCATAAGAAATGGAGTGAGTCCTTGTCTAGGCATATTCTTCGGTTCGGGCAGTTTATTGATTACTTCAACTACTGACTTATGTAATTTGCCATAGCGATAATGGTATTCATCGTTTAGTGCATTTGCATAGCAATGAACCCACTCAAAATTATCTAGTGAAGACCTTGTCCATATCGTGCAAGGGTGATTATACATCATGGGTAGATATGGTGTCAGTGGTCTTTCCTCTAGGGGAAGATGTTTGATTTCTGACTTTCTTGAATTGAGGGCTTCTCTTTCTTCTGCGTTAAGTGCTCGAGGAGTGAAACCTAATACTTCGTCTACCCATATAGCCGTGCACAATAGTTGAGCCGCCTCAAGGGGCATCTTTACTATGTGCTTGTCTACATGGTATTCTGCACACTTGTCTAAATCTTCGTCTAAATAAAATAAATTCATATTGTATATTATATAAAAAATTTAACCAAATGTCAAGTATTATTTTTATTTACTACCAAAGGCCTTTCCAGCCTCACTGATACCAAATGCTCCCAAGGTCACTATTACGAAAGAAGTATAAATAGTGTCTGATATAACTAAGTCTTGACCTAAGAAGGCAGTTACTAAATCACAGACTCCGAATACTGTCATTAAAAAGAATGAAATAAAACCAATGATTGCTTTTTCATTTATGTCATTATCATCTAAAAATAAATCCATAAACTTTCGCTTGCCAGGTTTCATTCTAGCACGGTCTTGTTTCATCTTTTCGATTAAGTCTTCCGCTGCATCTAGTTTATCAACTAGCTTCATATACTTATCTAAGTCAATTTGAACTTCATTTCGGCTGTTATCGCCTACTACTTCTGACATTATTTATCCTTTGCTTTACCCACATTAAGGGCAACCCAATCTACGACTTTGTAGATTTTCTTAACCCAACCATCATCTATTGGTGTGGGTGTTAGAGCAGCTATAAATGATGCTCCCATTACTAACCATGGAATTACTTGAATCCATCTGATTATCCATTCGAAAAATTCTAACATTCTTCTATCCTATTCTGTCTTACGACAGCCTTTGCAGAGGTACATACTTCTCTATAGTAGATACATCTATGTCCTCCACCTTCTCAAATTCTACATCATAACAAAGAATCTTGTCAGATGCAGATTGATTTTTTAAACTGGGCATGTAACTATCATGCGTTGTATACTCTCTACTGTGAGTTTTATTACTTTTTAAACTTCTAAAAGTTATTTCTACTATTCCTTGTTTTAAAAGGTCTATCAATTTACTACTATCAATCATCTACTTCATTTTCCAACTTTTCTATTCTATCTATCAATGGTTTATAACCATCAAATCCTTCTAATCCACACTTTGGGTGTGCTATCTTCTCTAGTTCTATTATTCTTTCTTCTAATTCTTCACACCAATCTTCTACATCTTCAAAGCGCATCTGTGCAGCAGGGTTCTTTTCAAACCACTCACTGTCTTTGTGTAAACCCCATAAATTAATTAGGTTCCTTATCCACTGTAGCATCTTCTGTAGTTACCTTCCTATAATAAACTACCACATCTTTTAGTTCTGTGATATATCTTTTTAACTCTTGCATATTATATGCCATTGTTTCATAATCAGGAATAGTCATTGCAAGAAATACTAATTCTCCTTCTTGTGCTTCGATTATGGCAAATTGTTCTTCATAGTTCTCTGGTGTAATAGTTAGCCATTGAACTTGCCTTAAATCTATCTCACGAGGCATGATAGGTTGAACTATCTTCCTCTCTATCGGTTTTGCTACTACTTCTATTTCTTTAGTCGGCAGTAGACTGCAATTGGAGACCATCATCGAGGTCATCAACAATAACGCTGAGTGCTTCGATGTCTTCCATAATATGTTTTGTTCCATTGTTTATTTTCCTTTGCATTTCAACTGGGTCGCCCATAATTTTGGCACTCAGTTCATAGTTTCTTATAAATTCTGAATATCTATTCAGTTCTCTTT